TATCATCTCTACTCTTTGCAAATTTTAAAGTGAATCCATCAACTCTGGATACAAAATAAAGTCCATCATTAAATAGACCTGTATTTCTTTTTTGCCTAGTCCTTACAGTTCCTGAGGAATCAACATATTTTTCATCTGATGTACTCGCAGCATAGTAAACTGCATCACCAGTATAGAATCCATGTTCTATGCCTGGAGTTATTTCAAGTTCAGTTCCAATAAACGTTCCAGAGAAAGTTATTTTTCTTGGGGTAACTTCAATTGGTTGAGAATTATATGAAGGAATTGATGAAGATGCAACAATATATTCTCCATCATCATTTTTATATAAATTATCAACTCCAGTTGAAAAGGAAGTAATATTTGGGAAAGTATTTGAAGATCCTTTTTGTATCTTTCTTTGTATAGAAGAAACTTGAGAATTTTCTAAAGAACCCTGACCTCGTATTTTACAGGATTTTTCATTGTCGATACTAATTACTGTAGAAGAAACTTTTGTCTTATCTTTTAAAATTACAAAAACAGAATTGCCAATTTTAAGATAATGTTTAGATTTTAGTGTAATTGCATATGTAAAGTCTGATTTATCAACTAATTCTACTTTATCTACACCATAATGGGGAGATACATTATATTCCCATTTATCTGTTTTAAAATTATTTTCGGAAATTCCATATGTAGTTACGTTTGCCGTGGTTCCTTTCACAAAGGAGTTAGTATTTTTTGGTAACTTTACTGAATTATATACAGAGGATACTCTTACCTTTATTATTTCATCTTGATTTAATTTTGATCTACCATATGAGAAAGTATTAACACCAACTGTAGTGGCATCATCAATAATACCACTTAAATTTGTTACACCAAAGAACTGAGTTAAAGATTTGGAGGTATACGATACAACACCAGTTGTAGTATCATTATAAGTTACATATAATTCTCCAGTGGTTCCAAACCCAACAGTGGAATCAACATCAAAAATGGTAGCACCAGAAGAAACTGCTCCAATGACTTTCGTCGATGGTTCTACTTGAAACTGACCATACTCTACTCCATCGACACCAATATCTCTATTATATCCCCCATCATAATTTAATTTGTAGAAAGTCTGCCCAAATCCAACTTTAATTTTCTCTACAGAAGTTATTGGAGCATATGACCTATTAATATCTTTATCAAATTTATATGCGTCTTGATAAAAAGTTGCCGTGTCTAAATTTTCTGGGTCTCCAGAAATAGGTTCTACAATCAATTGGTTTACAATTTCATATCTAGCATTAGATGGAGTAACTAAAAACTCCGATGGTCTAATGACAGAAACATCCTTATTATATAATGCCTTAAATAAAATTTTGTATGATTGATCAGTTCCTTTACTAAGATAAAAATCTTTAGATTGTTTTATAAAAATATTTTCATTAAGATCTTCAGTTAAAGTTCTATTCTCTAATCCAGGAAGAAGTTGATTTTTTGTTTTGAGTAAAAATTGCTTTAAAAATAAAATACTCAGGTTCTCAATAGTTGAACCTGCAGTATGGTCATCATATTCGCTTTCTTCAAATATTAGTTCATTATTATTCGTATTACTCTTATATGAGGTAATTCCTACAAATCCTCTTCTACATCCAGTAAAAGAATAATCAGTTTTTCCAGTATATGTGATTATTTCATTGTCAATTTTAAGTAGTCCATAAGAATCTGGAAATCCAATTGTACCTGTGGGAGATTCTGAGGGGTCTACTTTAATTGTTTTATCATAAAAACTTAGATCACCTTGAAGGATGACAGATTCAACTACATTTGTCGTCTCATCTAATTTAATGTACTCATCAATATTTTGAATTAGATCAACAGGTCCACTCTGATACTCTTGTCCGAGATAGTACTGTTTTAAAAAACTGGATACTAAAGGATAATCTTCCTGAACATATTGAGGAAGTTGACTAGAAACAACACTGTTAAGTTGGACTCTGTTTTTTGACATTTTATGGATTTATCGTCTTAGTATGAAGAACTTGATCCTGAGGATCCAGATGTAGATGTAGTTGATGTAGTTGATGTAGAAGAGGTTGAACCTGTTGTACCACTTGTAGTAAACGCCCCACCAGTGGTGCCTGTAGTCCCTTGTGAGGTACTTGTAGTAGATGTACTACCACCTGCCCTCACTAGATTGCCGTTTACATAACTTGGCGATACAATGTAGTTTGATGCTGATGGGTCTAACCCGGAGGATATTTCATCAACAATCATTTCAACGTTGCTACCCCCTATATCTAGTTGCAAATAAAGATCCTGTAATCCGACAACATCATTGGATAAAGGAGTTGCCTCAACTTCTATGATTTGGACTCCATCTTTATCCTTTGCTGTAAGGATATTAACAGGATTAAGAGTTATAACTCCAGAAACATAATTAATGGTTCCAGCATTTCTTCTTACAATGGTAGGGGATTGAGAACCAATAGATGGAACAGTAAACAAAAATACCGTACCATTTATTCTATTAGTATCGGGAAGGTCTCCCAAATACACCGGTTCATTAATACCCGCTATATTAAATCCTGAAGATTTGATATTGTAACCATCCATTGATTTAATATAGAATTCATTACCAAATCCAATTGAATATTCTGCAAAAGCATTAGTAACAACTCTCAAGTCTCTTCTCATTTTGACTGTGGTGATATTAGAAGTCACTGCTTCATGACTATCATCAATAATTTTCAAAAACTTACTATATTTAAATCTAGCACCATACTTATTCATTTCAGAAGATTCAGAATACTTATTTGCGTTATTCTGAACAATAGTAGACACTGCAGCTGCCGATGGTGCCAAGTTTGTGTTATAATAAACCTTGCTATCAATTTCCAAATAAAGATATTTCAGATCCAAGATTTCCGGTACAATTCCTGCAACAGCATATTGTTTTAGTTTTGCTTTAATATTCTCTTTCATTAGATTTGGCAAGAAATCACCAAATCTTGGTTTTATACTAATAAAAACTTTACCATATTGAGGTGGAACTAACTCTTCTCCCCCAAAAACTGAAATTGACTCAGTTTCGGGATAAATTCTTGCTGGAATTAGTGTTTCATAGTCATTTGCAGTTAGTGCTCTGTTTTGAGAGGCATAAATGCGAGGTGCAAACTTTTTAATCGACTCAACACCTTCAATTGACTCACCTCCAGATGCAGTTATACCTGTTGTGAGTGCGGAAATGCCAGAAGTAACAACATAATCGGCAGAATTGCGATTATATTGAAGTCTTCCTGAGAATTTGAAGTTATTGACTCCGTTTGCAGCATCTCCACTAGAAGTGATGTAACTTACGGTGATGAAATTAGAGTCTTCAAGTTTTTTACCAAAAATACCATCTCCAAAAATGACTTGATACCTTTCATCGTCAACTTCTTGAATAAAGTAAACTGTTGAATCTCCATCAATATCAAATAAACTGTTTTGAATGCTATATTTTACACTTCTAGAGGATTGTTGGTTTGGTTTAACAGAAACCGTCATTAAATCACTATCAATACCAACATTATCCAGAATAAACTTTTGTTCTGGGTTTCTTGCGTTATAAGTGAAGTTAGAACTTACTAAATTACCTTCGTAAATGGGAATATTGTTGAATTGTGCTGTATCATTGACAACAGGAACCGTAACATCCTCTAAAATCGAGAAAACAAACGATTGAGAACCAAAAGAACTAGAAGAACTTGCTACAACTCCTTTTTGAAGGGTAATTGTTGCTGGTGCAGGTGAAAGATTACCAGTGTTAATAAAAAATGTGATGGTAGCACGGGCAGCTTTCCTTGATTTTGGTGTGTACCCAATATTTCTTGCTAAAGAAACTACATTTTCTCTTAAAGTTGCACTATCAATGAAAACTTCATTTGCAACCATGTTTGCATTGTATGAAGTAATATAGGTATTGTATGCCAAAACATCAAGAATTGTAGAAAGGTTAGACCCTTCAAAATCATAGTCTGTAAAACTAGAATTTTCCTTTAAATATTCTCTAAGTGTTGTTTTAACCTGATTAAAATCCAGGTTAGTGAAATTTGATAGTGGCATTTTTTACCTGGTTGGTTGCAAAACGAAATCTAATGATTGTGGGGGTATATCGGCACCAATGATGCTGTATACTATTGCTACATTCATTATATTTCCGTCATAATCTGGAATGACAAATACATCTGACAATTTAACTCTTGGTTCGTAGTTCAAAATAGATTGAACTATCTCGTCTCTAATATTAGAAGCAGTGACAGGGTTAATATTCTCAAATAAAAACCTGGAGACGCGAGAACCAAAGTCCTCATCAAAAAATTTCTCTCCAGGTTGCGTAAATACGATATTTTTTACTGAACGGGCAATTGCAGTCTGGTTTTTAAGCGTTAAAAGATCATCATTCAGAGGGTTTCTCTGAAAAGTCATGCTTACATCTTTAAAACCTTGACTTACCCGTTG